ATGTTGTGCAAGGAGTACCAGAAAACTTTACAGCAGATATCAACAATGACGGAACTGTAACAATAACTTATACAGAGCCTATTTTACCAATAGAAGATTAATGAATACAGGTGCAAAATACAAAAAATAGTATTATACTAATAATCATAATAACTTAAAAAAAATAAATTAAATGAAAACAAACAAATTTATAAATGGATTAGTTGAAAAAGCAAACGAAGAAGAAAATCTTTATAGAATAATAGCTTCAACTTCTTCTATTGATAGACAGGGTGATTCTGTAGACCAATCAGGCTGGGATCTTACACATTTTAAGAAAAACCCTGTTTTAATTTGGGGACACGACTACAAAGCATTACCAATAGGTAAGGTAACACATATAGAGGTTATTAAGGGTGAACTAGTTGCAAAGTTTAAATTTGCTAGTGCTGAGGCTAATCCAATTGCTGCACAAGTACAAAAGTTATATGAGGAGGGAATTGTAAATGCCTCATCTGTTGGATTTATACCATTAGAGAGAAACGGACATGTAATTACAAAAGCACAGTTACTAGAACTTTCATTAGTACCAGTACCAGCTAACCAAGACGCACTTAGATTAGCATTTGCTACAAAGTCATTTGATTTAATTGAAAAAGATTTTAAGGTTATAGAAAAATGTGATACAGAAAATGATGAGTATGCAGAAGATATAGAAAAAGGTGAAATAGAGGAAGAAATGACAGCAGAAAGTATTTACACAATGAAATGGCAAAAAATGGAATTAATACAAGATATAATTTCAGCTTTCTTTGGAGTATACTTTGATGAGAATACACCTGTTAAAGATTTTAATAAACTTGTATTAGAGATGACAGAATTATTTAATAAAGTTGCTAATGATGAAGATGTAGCAAGTAAAGCAGGTGATGTAGATAATAAAGTTCTAGGATTTATTGAAAAAGATTTAATAGATAGTTGTAGAAAAGATTATATTAATGCTATACTAGAAAAAGCAGGTAAAAGACTTTCAAAAAAGACTGTTAATGTTATTGATAATTCAATTGTGTCTATGCAAGAGTTAATAAAGGTATTGGAGAACCTCAAACAAGAGGACGACCAAGCAGAAACTCAAGCAGAGGGAGAAACTGATGAGTCAATTGAAAAAACAGAACCAGATCTAAAAGAAGTTTTTGTACCATTTAAAGTATTTCTTCAAAGTGTACAAGACCAAATTAGAACTGGTGATAAATCTCTTGAGAACGCAAACAAGTTATTAAATAACTTTTTAAACACTCGAAACTAATTATTTAAATTAAAATATATAAAATAAAATTATGACAGAAATTGTAAAAGAAAACATTGTTATGACAAAATCAGAACTTCTTGATTTAATTCAAGAGGCAAGTTCTAAGGCAGCAACAGAGGCTACAGCAAAAGCTACAGCTGAATTTGCTGAACAATATGGAACTAGAAAGTTTAGTGCTGGATATAGAAACTCTTTTTCTTCTCTAACAGAAGATGAGCAAAAAGGGCTAGATATGAAAACTAAAGCAGCTTCACTAATAAAAGCTATCTACCATAAAGATTCAAGTTCACTTGCTCAATTTAAATCATTGACAGAGGGACAAGGATCTCAAGGAGGTTTCTTNGTNCCGGAGGAGTTTGCAGCAGAAGTAAATAGAGTAGTTGAGGATTTTGGACTAGTTGCAAAACTAGCTAGAAAGTTTCCCATGCTATCAGATACATTAAATGTACCTAGACTATCTTCATCTGTAACTGTTTCTTATCCCGGAGAAACTAATCCCGGAACAGAATCACAGCCTGTATTTGAAAGTGTTACTCTATTAGCAAAAACAATGGTAGGTTTAACACCAATGTCAAACGAGCTATTAGAAGACGCAGGTGTATCAGTAGTTGATTTGTTAATTGAACTATTTGCCGAGGCTATTGCAGGTAAATTAGATGAGCAAGGACTAACAGGTACAGGAACACCTTTTGTAGGTATTCTTGGTGACGCAGGTGTTACAGTTTACCAACCAGCAAACGGAACAGGTAACTCAACATTTTCAGGATTTGCAACAGCAGACAATGCAAGACTTATGATTGCTCAAATAAAACCTTGGTCACTACAGGGTGCAGCTTTCATAATGCATAGAGCAGTATGGGCTATAATACAAATAACTAAAGCCTCAACAGGTGGAGAATATTTTGTATCAGCAGCAAACCCAGTACTAACACCAAACAACCAAGCTCAAGGTTATCCAACAGCTATGGCAGGTACACTATGGGGTTATCCAGTTTATCTTTCAGATAAAATGCCAAGTACATCAGCAGTTTCAACTAAGTTCATCATCTTTGGTAACTTAAAACATCTATACTTGGGTATGAGAAAAGAAATGTCAGTAGCTATTTCACAAGACGCTTCTATTGCTAATGTAAACTTGTTTGAAACTAACCAATCAGCAGTTAGAATTACATCAAGAAATGCAATTGCAGTAGGACTACCAACTTGTTTTGTTGTAGGTAGAACATCAGCTTCTTAATCAAGAAACTATTATTAATTAATTAAAATAAAAATAAAAATTATGTCAAGAAGAATATTTGAAGATATTAGAGCAATTCAACTTATTGGAGCAACAGCAAGAACTACAGCTTTTACATCTGTATCTATAGCAGTTGAACAATTTGAAGATGACGCTATGGTAATTGTTAATGTAGGTGGATCTGGAGTTGGTCCGTCAGCACCTGTTACTATTGTAGGAGCATTAGAAGCTACACCAACAGTATTTAACAGAGTTTTAGCTACATTTGCTACAGTAAATGCACTAGGTACAGCAGAATCAGCAATTAACCTAAATGGTATTGTTAATATTCAAGCAAACTTAAATGTACTAGGTTCAACATCTGTTACAGTTGCAGTTATTGCTTTAGTTAGACCTCAAGTTAAATCAGCTACGAACAATTCAAGTACACTAAATTAATGTGTCTATATGGTATATATCAATAAAAAGATGTATACTATATTAGGTACGTTATTAAAAATTTAATTAAAATCAAAACAAAAAATTATGTCAAAATTAGCATTGGTAAACTTAACAGACGGAACTACAGTTATTACTAAAGGAAAAATATATAAAGATGAAGATGTAGCACAGTTTGACTCAACAAACTTTCAAGATGTTGCAGAAGACGCAAATGCAGAGCTAAGAACAGGAGTAGTAGGAGAAAATGAAGTAAAAGAAACAATAGAACCTGAACTTGACACACAAGTTGAGGAAGTGGAAAAAAAAAATAGTGAAGACGAAACTGATTCAGAAGATAAAGAAACTATTTCAGAAGATGAGGAAGTAGATGATATAGAGGACGAAGATGAAACAATAGACGAAACTAAATAGTTAGTAAGAAAGCTCCATATTGGGGTTTTTCTTTTTGTGGTGTATAATATTTATATGACATTAGTAAACTACGCATTAACAACATTAGAAAAGGTTAAATTATCTATGGGTATTTCAGATACCTCAAAAGATTTAATAATTGAACAAACTATAAATGGAATAAGTGCAGTTATACAAAGGTATTGTGGTAGAAACTTTGTAAGTCAATCTTATACAGAAGTTTATGACGGAAAATCAAAATCAAAAATATTTTTAAATAATTACCCTGTTAGTGTTCTTAATTTTGTTAAGTACAGATCAGGTACACCCTCTCAAACTATATGGAATGTATACTCACCAGATTCTTATTTACTTTACGAGAGAGCTGGTTACATAGCATTTTATGGAAATATAACAAGTGTTAAACAAGGCTACCAAGTTTCATATACAGCAGGTTATCTTGTTGATTGGTCAAATGAGTTTTCAGCAACACACACACTACCAGCAGACTTAACACAAGTAGTTACAGATTTAGTTAATCAAAGTGTATCTACATCAAATTCACAAGGTTTATCATCAATAAGTACAGAGGGACAGTCAGTTGTATTTGATATGGCCGGAAAAGGAATAAGTCCACAGCAAAAGGCAATTATTAATTCTCATAAAAGTTACAAAGTATAATGAAGTATTTTACTAGTCAAAAATCTATAACAAAAGTAGAAAGGCAAGTTTATGTAGGTAACTTATCTTCTATGACAACAACGTCAGTTGTTACCACAGGCTACCTAAGACCTCTCACAGAGGAGCAATCAGCAGTAAACGGAATCCAGTATGGAAATGGCTTCTCGTTGATTGTGGAGACTTCTGTAGACATTAGAGAGGGTGATAGACTTACAATAAACAGTGAAATCTATACAACAAGAGGAACTGTAAACCACGATAGAGGTGGATTAACAGCCTATAAAAGATGTTTATTATTAAAACCTCAACTATAAAAATATATGAAACTAGAAATAAAAGGATTTGATAAATTAATAAAACTAGGTAATCTTTTTCCAAGTGTTGCAGAAAAACATATAAATACAGCAATAAGTAAATCTCTAGTTCGTATTCTAGGTAAAGAAAAACAAGAAGCTCCGGTACGTACAGGAAACTTAAGAGATAATTGGAGTATTAATATGGGAAGATTTAAAGGTATTTTAAAATCAAATGCAAAATATTCAAGTGCTGTTGAATATGGTACTAAATTTCAAAGATCTAATCCATTTTTTAAAAGAAGTTTAAATAATGCAGAAAGTGGAATAGAAAAAGAGATTGCGAAAGCTATTAATGATACAATTAAACAAATAATAAAATAA